AAACGAGGTCTGGCAGTCGGCATTCACTGAACTCGAGCGCGCCTTGATGACGGAATGGGCGACCACTACACCGCCCGCCGCGCAATTGCGCGAGAAGCTGTATGACCGATTGCAGGCCCTCAAGGACGTGAAGGGCCAGCTCGAGACGTTTTTTGCAACCGGGGCACTCCGTAAGCGGAACCCCTAATTTGGAGACGACATGGATGTTCCCGCCCCGCAAGGGATAACGGTACGTGATGCAGGTAAGCAGTTCAACGCAGTTCTGAATCCGAAGCCCGACAAGGCTGCGGTCACTCCAGACGCCGAGAACAAAACCCCCGAATCGCCAGCACCGGCCACGGTTGAGGCTCCTGCCGAAAACCCGCCCGCTGACGAGACCCCGATTGCACAAGAGCAGCCGACCTACAAAGTCCGGGTCGATGGCGAAGAACTGGAAGTCCCACTAGACGACCTGCTTCGCGGCTACTCACGCACGTCGGATTACACTCGCAAGACGCAGGCGCTGGCCGAGAGCCGTAAAACGGCCGAGGCCGAGCTGACTGCGGTACGCGAGGAACGGCAGCACTACGCCCAGGCGCTGACAACGCTCAAGGCGCAATTGTCCGCAGAGACGGAACCCGATTGGCAGAAACTCATCAACGAGGACCCAATCGAGTACGTCCGACAGGATGCAATACATCGGCGCCGCAGGGAGAGCCTGGCCGCCGTCGAATCGGAACAGCATCGGCTCGCGGAAATCGCCGCCGCCGATCAGCAGAAGCAACTCACCGCACACATCGAGGAGGAGGAGCGCAAGCTCGTCGCGACCTTGAGCGAGTGGGCGGACCCCAAGAAAGCGAAAGTCGAGCGCGAGCGGGTGATCGAATATGCCCGTGAGATCGGCTTCACCGATGGCGAACTCGCGGGGTTGTACGACCATCGTGCCGTGATTGCACTGCGCGAGGCTTCTCTGTACCGAAAGATGGTGGCCGAGGCGAAGAAGAAGGTCGAGTCCGTCAAGGACGCGCCCAAGACTTCCCGGCCCGGCAACATGCAGACACAGGTCGTGGACATAGGACTGACTGCCTCACGGGATCGGTTCTATCAATCGCACAGCATCAGGGATGCCGGCGCGTTTATGAACCGCTTGCTGGCACAGAAACCAAAGGGAACTTGAGATGACGCAGCTTGCAACAACCTTTTCCACGTATGGTGCCGTTGACGGCATCAACGAGGAACTGGATCAGATGATTTACTCGATCGATCCGGAGGAGACGCCTTTCGTGTCCTCGATCGGTCGGGGCTCGGTCAGTAACACCTACTACGAGTGGTTGACGGATTCGCTGGCGGCAGCGGTCTCAACCAACTTCCAGATCGAAGGTGATAACTACACGACTCACACGGCGGCGACTGGTCGCGTGCGGCTCGGGAACTTCACCTGTATCTCAAAGAAAGACGTTATCGTGTCGGGCACGCAGCGCGCGGTCGACAACGCGGGCGTCTCGGATGAGCTTGGTTACCAGATCGCCAAGATGGGCAAGGAACTTCGCCTCGACATGGAGAAGATCCTGACGGGCCCACAGGCGGCAGTCGCGGGCAGCGACTCGGTCGCACGCGAAACAGCGGGCTTCGAGGCGTTCATCCGCACCAATGACGATCGTGGCGCAACGGGCGTCCAGGCCACACTCTCGGGCACAACCAAGGGTTATCCGAGCGTCGACGTGGTCGATGGCACACAGCGGGCGTTTTCCGAGGTCATTCACAAGGCCGTGAACGCGATGGTGTGGACGTCGGGCGGCAAAGCCGAGCGGGTCATCGTTGGCCCGGTCAACAAGGCTCGCGCTTCCACCTTCACGGGTATTGCGGCGCAGAGGCACGAGGTCGGCAACAGCGGTCAGGCCACCATCATGGGGGCCGCCGATGTCTACCTCGGGGACTTCGGCCGGACGTACTTCATTCCGTCGCGCCTCTCGCGCGAGCGGTCTGCTCTGTACGTCGATCCGGCGCACGCGACACTGGTCACGCTGCGTAACTTTCAGATGCTGGACATCGCCAAGACGGGAGACGCCGACAAGGGCGTTCTGATCGTCGAATACGGTCTCAAGATCGATACCGAAAAGGCGCACGGCATCGCCGCCGACCTGACCACGACCTGATCCGGTCTAGCGGAGCAATCGGGGGCGTCCGTTTGGGCGCCCCCTTTCTTTATGAAAAAACTACTGAGCGCTGACGCCGAGATCGGGCGCGAGACCTACTTCCACAGTCAGTTCGATGGCAACAAGCGACTGTGGATCATCGAATCGAAACAGGACGTGACGCCGTTCATCGAGCGGGCGAAGCGTGAGTACAACGCAAAGGATCGTCATTCGCGATGGGGCGACATGCAAAAGGTGGCAACAATTCCGTTCGTGGTCATGCAGCAGTTAAAGCAGTCGGGGATCGCCGACGACCCGAAACGGATGAAGGCGTGGTTGAACTCCAGCGAGAACCGCATGTTTCGCACGAGGCCCGGGCGCGTGTGATCCCGGTTGCGGTACTGCTTCCGGTTCGGGAGCAATGTACCGCGACCTTTGCGACCAGTCTGGCGCTGGCCTGTTCCTATATCGCCAAGCATCAGCCGGACGTGGATCTGCGGATCTATACGAATAACGGCACTTACATTACGGATCAGCGCATTGCGCTCGCGCGCATGGCGTTGGATGACGGCGCGCAATGGACCGTCTGGTTCGATGACGACATGCGCTTTCCGAAGGACACCATCGAGCGGTTGCTGTCGCATCGACTGCCGATTGTCGGGGCGAACTATCCGACCCGGCGCTGGCCGGTGATTGAGCCGACCGCGTTTACTGACGATGAGACGCAGGAACGGCTCTATACGACGCCCGAATCAAAAGGGTTGCAGACAGTAGCCTCGGTTGGATTCGGCTGCATCTGCGTACATCAGAGCGTGTACTCGGCGATGCCGCCGCCCTGGTTCTTCATGCCGTGGGACGAGGCGCGGCAGAAATACGACTGTGGCGAGGACGTGTACTTCTGTCGCAAGGCACGCAAGGCCGGATTCGACATCCACATCGATCACGATCTATCGAAGGAAATTGCGCATATCGGTTGGATGGAGCACGGCTACATGGCTGCCGTACATATGCGGGGCAAGGTGGACGGACTGAGATCGAAACTGGTGCGCAATCACATTAACGCCGTTGTCGAATGAACTACAGCACGCTCAAATCATCGATCGCTGACTTCCTGTTGCGGCAGGACCTGACTGCGGTCATCCCGACCTTTATCGAGCTGGCCGAGACCGCGCTCAATCGGTCGATACGGCACCGCCGTATGATCGCCCGCGCGACCAACAATTTCGACGAGAACTTTCTGGAGCTGCCAGACGACTTTCTGGAATCCAAGAATGTTCAGATCAATTCCGATCCGGTGGGGACGCTGAAGTACGTCACGCTGGAACACGCGGACCTGCTGCGCAGCAATCGCTATCGCTCGCCAGGCCAGCCGCAGTATTACACCATTGTCGGCAATACGCTCGAGTCGACGCCGATCCCGGACGGCGACTATCAGGTCGAGCTCACCTACTACACGAAGCTCCCGGTACTGACCGATCTACAGCCGAGTAACTGGCTGATCGCGACACATCCGGACCTGTACCTGTACGGCGCGCTGCTGCACTCGGCCCCGTATCTGAAGAACGACGAGCGGGTCCCGGTCTGGGACGGGCTCTATCAGCGCACGGTCCGGGACGTGAACGCAGACTCGGAACGCTCTGAGTTGTCCGGGGCCACGTTGCAGGCACGGACGTTCATCTGGTGAACAACGCAACGTCCGCTCCCGCGACCTGCGAGGGCGTGGTGGAAGTGTTCGACAAGGACGGCAACCCCAAAGGGGTTCTTAAACTGACATTAGAGGTCAAGGACGACAATGGCAATCACTCACTCGACAGCGGTTCGTACGTCGCTGGCGGACCGGATCGACGACCTGGTGAACACGGGGACGGGGACCAGTAACTTCACCTTCCGCAATGCCCAGGCCGTGACGATCCACACCGTGGACCTGGATAACCCGGCTTTCAGTGCGGGCGCTGCGCGGGCGATCTCAATCGCCGGCACTCCGCAGGAAGGCATCGCCTCACACGCGACCACTAACGCCGTGTGCTCGGCGTTCGACATCAAGGATCGCAACGGCGCCGTCGTGCTCTCGGGCACGGTCGCGGCTTCGGGCGCAGACATCAACCTGTCGAACACCACGATCAACAACGGCGACACCGTGCGGATCTCCAGCTTCACCTACAACGCCTCGGCTTAAGGGACCAGAGCAATGGCTGCATACAACAAGTTTCAGGACTATGCGGAACAGGTGAACAAGGCTGTTCACAACTGGTCCACGCACACCTTCAAGGCGGCGTTTTCCAATTCCGCGCCGGTCGCGACCAATACGGTGCTCGCCGACATTACGCAGATTGCGACTGCGGGCGGGTACACGGGCGGCGCGGGCGGCGGTGTGGCGCTCGACGGCGTGACGCTCTCGGAAACTACGGGCACGGCCAAGGTCACGATCACCGACGAGGTGTTCACGGCCACGGGCGCGAGCGTGGGGCCGTTCCGCTACATCGTGATCTACAACGACTCGGCCACATCCCCGGCGGATGCGCTCGTGTGCTGGTTCGACTACGGCTCGAACATCACTCTGAACGATACTGAGACGTTCACGATCGACTTCGACGCGACGAACGGGCTCTGGCAGTTCACATGATTGGATTCCTGATCGGCCTGGTGGTGGGCGCGGTCGTGTGGCACTTCACGGGCCGATACCTGCTCGACCGCATTGCCGTGCTCATCGCGCCTAAGTCATGAGCGAGTACGCAACGCTCTGTGCCGAGCGGGACCGGATTCTCGCTCAGTGC